GATGTCCTCCTTCACGGAGACATTCACCAAGAAAATGCCGACAAAATTGGTATCTCCAGAAGGGCTGTCAAAACAGTCACTTATGCCTTCCTCTATGGGGCAGGGGATGCTAAACTAGGAAAGAGTTTCGATGCTCAACTTACTGAATCCCAAGCAAAGAAAAAAGGTAAAGAGATCCGCCAGGCTTACATGGATGCAGTACCAGGACTTGAGAAACTGGTTACTGCGGTTAAGTCCAAGGCGGAATCTGGTTACATCAATTTGTGTGACGGGCGCCGCTGCACTGTTGATGGTAGCCACAAGGCATTAAACTATTTGCTTCAGGGGTCAGCCAGCTGCCTGGCGAAGAGATGGCTCCTTATTAACCACGACAACACACGTGAGCTTTGCTGCTCACAACTAGCATTTGTTCATGACGAAATCCAATTCGAGTGCGACCCATCACACGTGGAGGCACTACGAACATCCATGGTACGATCAGCTGAGGAAGCTGGACGCTACTACAACCTTAGAATCCCAATTGCCGCTGAAGCAAAAGTCGGCAACAACTGGAGTGAAGTACACTAATGGCAACCAAATCTAAAACATCCCTTGGACGTGTTGAGTTTCAATCACGTGCCAAGTACAAACACACCCGCCAAGGCAACGGCAAACGCAGTCTTCCTTCGCACGGGCGCAAGCTCCGGCGGGGGCAAGGTAAGTGAGTCTTTTAATTGACTGCGACTATATTGTCTACAAATCCTGCGCTGCCTGTGAAACAGACATTGACTGGGGAAACGATGTTATCCTCGTCCAGTCCCGCTTCACAGAAGCCTTCGCAATGGTCGAAAGAGAATTATCCAAGATCGCAAATGATATTGGATGCTTCGACGATTCTATTTTGTTTTTTACTGATAGTATCAATTTTCGTAAACGCATTGACCCAGTATATAAAGGACATCGAAACCGCAAGAAACCGTGCGGGTACCGAAGGGTCATCAACAAGCTCAAGGAAGAGTACAACGTTGTTGTGATGCCTGAGCTAGAAGCTGATGATGCTATGGGCATCTACGCTACTAAAGAACAGGGACACATTATCTGCAGTCCCGACAAAGACATGCGACAGATACCTGGAGACCTGTATGATTTTTCTGATGGAGTTGTCACCATCACCAAAGAAGAAGGTGAGCGTTGGCACTACGTTCAGACGCTGGCTGGTGACCAAACTGATGGATATAGCGGAGTTCCTGGATTCGGGGTCAAACGTGCAGAAGCCTTCTTCGAAGAGAACGGCTACACGTGGGGCTCAGTCGTTAAAGCATTTGAGTCGAAAGGACTTGACGAATCTGCTGCTCTCCGAAATGCGCAGCTTGCAAAGATTCTACAATGTACCGATTATGACTTCGACACCGAGTCCGTCAAGTTATGGACCCCCGCCCCCGATTGTTGAGCTTACGCTCGAACAGCAATTCAAGATGCGTCAGATTGAGGACGCTCTCAAGAATGAAGAGAGTTCTAAAGAGGACATCATTACTGTCTTCCTTGCTCTCCAAAAACAGAATTTTGTTCTTTCCAATTCACTCACTAACCTTTTAAAACATTGGCCAAAACCAACTCAACTGGACCCAACTACTATCGACGAGGTTCTATCCAAGTTTGGGATTTCATCCGAGACCAAGGACTGAGTTTCCACCTGGGTAACGCCGTTAAATACATCTGCCGAGCTGGTTTCAAAACTCAGGACCGTAAGGCAGACCTTCGCAAAGCCATCCACTACCTTCAGAATGAACTCGAAAACGAAATCCTTAATGAGTCAAGCCCAAGAGTTTCGCCTTGGCTACCAAGTGAAGAACGATACTGGGCCAGCTTCACGGGAGATGCAGAAGCGTTTGATCGTTGAGGAGTTTAAAGAGTTCCTAGAGGCTGAACAACAGTTGTTGTACGGCTACACACGTAACGCTGAAGAATGTTTAAAAGAGCTTGCAGACCTTGTGTATGTCTGCTACCAATACGCTGCTAATCTGGACTGGGATCTGGATGAAGCAATGGACCGTGTACACCAGAGCAACATGAGTAAGCTAGGTGAAGACGGTAAACCCATCCGCCGTGAAGACGGCAAGGTTCTCAAAGGACCAAACTACAAACCCCCTACCCTTACTGATCTCGTTTAATAATGTCCGCCACTACCAAAGAACTTGTCGCCCGCACTGGGCGCGTACAGTCATGGATTGACGACCCCACCTCCCGCCTACCCGTATCCTGCACTGTCTTTGTGGTGGAGGATTCTATGGAAGGAGCCAATGGAATCGAAGCCAGCTGGAGATTTGTCTCCCATGCCTTGCGATTTGGAGCAGGAGTTGCAGTTCATCTATCAAAGCTCCGACCCAAAGGAAGTGAAAATGGCAAAGGTCTTACAGCTTCTGGACCTGTATCATTCGCACAGATCTACTCAACCCTAAACCAAACCCTTCGACGGGGTGGACATTATAAGAATGGGGCTGTAGTGTGCCACCTTGATCTCTGTCACCCTGATGTTCTTGAGTTCATTCAAGCATCACGTGCTGAACTACCTTGGGTGAAGCGCTGCATAAACATCAATGATTATTGGTGGGAAGAAGCTACACCTAACGTCCGCCAGGCACTCCTCCAGGGTATCCGCCAGGGTGACATCTGGCTTAACAAAACTAAAATTGATGCTTATGGAAACCGAGTCCGTGGTAACGTCTGCCTTGAGGTTTACTTGCCGTCACGAGGAACTTGCCTGCTGCAGCATGTCAATCTCGCTGCCTGTGACGTCGAAGACATCGCACCGGCTTTCGTTAAAGGTATGTCCGAGTTGTGCAGTCTCCATAGCAGGACAGGCGTTGGAGAGTCTGGCGAATACCTGTCACCCGACGTCGATCGACAAGTCGGACTGGGAATGCTCGGTCTTGCCAACCTCCTTCGAAGGTACAACGTAAGTTACAAAGAATTTGGTGACGCTTTGGAAGTGATCAACAGTGGAGATCAAGTCAAAGAGTTCACCCCTGCTACCACCCTTGCTCTTGAGTTCCTAAGTGGTGTTGCACAAGCTGCATCAATTGCCCGTGTTAACAACATGGATCGCGCCTTTGCTATCGCTCCTACTGCTTCTTGCAGTTACCGATACAAAGACCCGGATGGCTACACTGCCACCCCTGAGATTGCTCCTCCCATTGCCCGTCAAGTTGACCGTGATAGCGGTACGTTTGGCGTCCAGAGCTACGATTACGGTCCTGTTGAGATCGCATCGGAAGTTGGCTGGGATGCATATAAAAAAGTTGCAGACGGTATCATGCGTATGCTTGATAAAACCGGACTTCTGCACGGCTACAGCTTCAATAGTTGGTCTGATGTGATCACCTATGACGAAGCGTTTATTGAAGACTGGCTTGCTTCCGAGCAAACTAGCCTCTACTATTCGCTTCAGGTAATGGGAGACACCCAAGACAAGACCAGCGCCTATGCTGCCTTGGATGAGGAAGACGTCGAAGATTACCTGGAGTCGCTTCTTAATGACCCTGCTCCTGATTGTAATTGCGGCGAATGAACCCTTATCAAAAACTACTTTCTCGTAAAAGAACTTGGACTCCTGTACAAACAACTGCAGGTAAATTGGCTGACGGCGCGGAAGAAACGATCTACCGTGCCTTGGCTATCCGCCACATGGAGTTACCAGTAGGCGACTTTATCCACGATGCACTAAAAAATGAAGTACCTCAAATGGCGAGGGATCTCCTTCTGTCCAATATCAAGGACGAAGAAAACCACGACCTTGCACTCGGTTACATCGCCAACGCTATCGGGGTTGATGAACAAGCTGAGGAAGAAGCCAAGCGTCTGCGCGACGCCTGGATTGCTCATCCAGATCACACAATCCTCAAAGCGTTGGTTGCCGAACGTGCAGTTTTCTTTGTGCTCCTCCCATTCTTCCGATTTAACGGTGATGCTGGTCTCCGAACAGTAAGTGCCGACATCTCACGAGACGAACAAGTCCATGTTGCAACGAATAGCCTGGTATGTCGTGAGCTTAATCTCGATTGGAGTCCTTCTCTGGATAAGCTCCGTAAGGCAACCATTAATTGGGTGATGCAACCTCTTGGCAATTCATCTAATAAATATTTGAACAAAAAATTTTGGCTCGATTCTAGCGACCGCTTGATGTATGAGGGTAAGGCACCTGAACTTGCCGAAACTAAGAGAGCCAGAATGCCTGCTTTCTTCGAACATGCAAACCAAAACCTCCCTCAATACGCTTGACCTCCTAGATATTAGGGGCATGACAGCTAATGCCATGCTCTCTAAACTAGAAGAAACTTTCCCACCAACAAACCCTACACCTGAAGATACAATGGAAAAAATTATGTACCGATCTGGTCAGCGTAGTGTCGTTGAGTGGGTCATCAATTATATGGAGGAGAACTGATGCTTTTCTTTATCAATACTAATATTACACCCCAGCAACAAGCAATAGCAAGAAGTATTGCGGCTTCGGAGGTAAAAGCGCGGTTTCCAGCAGGGGGTAATGCTTCTATTTCTGGGTGGGTAAATAGGCGAACAGCAGAAATTGCTAAAGAGTTGTTTGGTAACCAACAAAAGCAAACATCGGCACCCGCACCCGCTCCGGCAGCTCCACCTCCCGCCCCTACGCAAAATCTTCAAATCGCTAAATTGACTGAACAGTCAGAAGCTTACCGTAAGCAAGCTGAGCAAACTATTGCTGAAGGACAATCCCGAATAGCTGAGCTAGAAAATGAAGAGCTTCAGCGGCAAAAAGCTACTGAACTTCAGAACCGTCTCGCTATTCAAGCAGCATCCAGTCAAGCACGAGGCGCTACTCAAGCTAACCTGAAGATTGGCGCTGCTTCTGATACCTCAAGGACTGCTGGCACCTCGGCGTTTAAACGTCGTCGTGACCAAATGCGTCTTGCTCCAATTCAATCAACCGCTGGTATTAACGCACCAGCAAGTAGTGTACTGAACGTCTAATGTCTGCTAAAACACGCTATGACAGATTGTCTTCAGACCGTTCCCAGTTTCTAAACGTTGCTAGACAAGCAGCAGAACTGACTCTTCCGTACCTTGTCCGAGAGGATGAGGCTTACACCAAAGGCGCAAAGAATCTCATTACCCCCTGGCAATCAGTGGGAGCTAAAGGTGTGGTGACGCTGGCAAGTAAATTGATGCTTGCTCTTCTACCTCCACAAACCAGCTTCTTTAAACTCCAGGTCAATGACATCAACATGCCTGAGGAGCTAGGACCAGAGATCAGATCCGAGCTTGACTTGTCGTTTGCTAAGATTGAACGTACCATCATGGAATCTATCGCCGCTTCTGGCGACCGTGTGGTTGTTCATCAAGCACTCAAGCATCTTGTTGTTTCTGGTAATGCTCTTATCTTTATGGGTAAGGAAGGGCTCAAGCTCTATCCTCTTAACCGATATGCTGTAGATAGAGATGGTAACGGTAACGTTATAGAAATTGTAACAAAAGAAACAATCTCGAAAAAACTGCTCAAAAAATTTTATCCAGAGTACAAGAATCCAAGTACAGAATCAGTATCTGACAGTAGCAATTACCGAGATGATGAA